CCGGCGCTCGTTCCCGAGCCTTGCGCCCGCCATTCCCCGAGTTCCAGCATCCGGGATTTGTGATGCTCGGCAATCGGGGCTTCGCATTCCTCGCAAATATAGGCGGCGGTCTCCGGCTGCCCGCGCTCCCAGCGCAACCGTTCGAACCGCAACCACTGGCGGTGGCCGCAATGCGGGCACGGCACGAAGTACCGTCGCTGGTCGGACGCCTCGTATTCGCGCTCGATGATGCTCGCCCCGGAGATCGTGGGCGTGGACACCAGGAGGATCTTGCGCCGCGCAAACGTCCGGGTGCGCGCTTCGGCCAAGTGGATCGCATCGCCCTCGCCATCGACGTCGAGCGGGTAGGCATCCACCTCGTCGAGGAAGAGATAGCGCACCGGCATCGACCGGAGGCCCACGGCCGAGTTGGCCCCGGTCATCACCAGCACGCCGCCGCGAAACTCCTTCATCAGCACCGTGTTGCCGGAATCCCGGCTCCTCGCCGGGGCGATGATGTCCTTGAGCACCGGCGACTCCTCGATCAAGGGATCGATGCGGTGCTTGGAGTTCCGCTGCGCCATCTCGGTCGTCGGCCAGACGATCATCATCGGGCCGGGCGCGTGATGGATGGCGTAGCCGACCCAGTTGAGGCCCAGTTCCGTATTGTGGGTAGGAATCCAGCCTCGTCCGCACAGGTACAAGTGGCTAGCCGCCGCTACCGAGATGCAGCGGACTGGCACCGAGTCCACCGGTCGAATGGCGGTGATGGCGCGTCGCCGGGATTTGTAAGGGCGACCGTTTTCGATCGAGCGCATCCGCGACACCTTGCGGGCCAGCCGAAACATCGGTTCCTCGCGATAGGCCGTCCATGAAATCCGCCATGTGGCTTGTTGTTCCATTTCGCGGCCAAGGATGACTCGCCGTACTGCAGCCGAGTGGTAGAGCGAGGGTTTGTAGCCTAGGCTACGCAGCAACTCCAACATGCCATCGATCAGGCGTTTGTTGGTATTGCCGAACTCGCAGCGCTTGCCATCGGCGCCGATACTGCCATCGCTGTCCATCAAGCCGCGCACCAACTCGAGCCGCTGCTCACGCGAGCCGCGCAAGTAGGCCGCCGGGATATGCTTGTTATCCAGCAGATCCAATTGACGGAGCCTGACGGAAAAGACCGATGCGCCGCAGCTGGCCACCGGATGACCTTGATCGTCGAGGGTCTTGAAGGTCGGATCGATGACGACGTTCGCGCACTTACCCTTGCGCCAGTGCGGCAAACGAAACACGGCTTCTACACCACAAGACCGCAAGTGATCGACAACATCAGCATCCTCCTCATGCACGCTGAGATGATTCAGCCATGCCGATCCGTCACCCAGCCAAAATCCAAGCACATAGGGATGGATAGGCAGAATGCGATCGGGCAGTTCTACCGGCTGGCAGGTATCGATCGCGTACCGCCAGCGTTTGCCACCGCCCCAGCGCTCATTGCCGACCATCTCTTCAGTGGTCAGTGTTTTACGCTTGGAACCGTCATGACCGGCTTCCAGGACTGACCAGCGATGCGGCGCATCCGAAACGATGACTTCGCCGTCATCAAATTCGATGGCGTAACACTGGCGCCCCGTCATCACTTCCGAAACGCCGGTCACGCGCGTCGGTAAACCGTCATCCGCAAAAACGTAATCACCAACGGCGATCTCGCCCATGGTCGTCCAGCCCTGCGGGGTTGGGACGGGGGTATCCAGCGCCAGAGGTCCGCCCACCTGCGCGCCTTTCATGAGCACCACCCGCTCCACCTTTGATGTCGGGGATAGGCAGTCCATGATTTCGCGCAGGTAGGGCGTGCGCGCATTGCGCCAGCGCCCGGGCTCGGCCGATTCGCGGGTACCGAGCATCCGGTAACGCTCGGCCCATTCGGATACGGTCAGGCGAGGATCGGGCCGCAGCCCTTCGCGCCAGGCACGTTCGATCTCGAGTGCCCCTTCGTAGTCGTCCGCTGTCATCCGTCCACCTTCGGCACAAACTCACCCAGTTCCTCCAGATGCGCGCGCACGGCGGCGTCGAGCACCACGAACAGGGCGTGCTCATCGATGCCCAGTTCCGCCGCGAGGATCGGCGTGATGCGATTCGGCCAGTTGATCCAAGCCTCCCGTTCGGCTCGCGCCAGCTTGAAGACGTGGGCGATGGCTTGTGCCCGGTCAACCAGTTCCCCTTTGAGCTGCGCCAGGCGCAGCTTGTTGGTCTGCGCCTTGACCACTTCGTTGACCGTGCGCGCCTGCAGCAGGGACGCGCCGCCGGTGGGTAAGGCCGTGTGGGTGTCGCCTACGGGCACGGTGGCAGCAGTCTCCGGTGGCACGGTGGCCCGGACGGGCTTGGTCCGGGTACCGGCACGCGGCGCCTCGGTGTTCTTCGCCCATTCGGCATCCGCCCGATGCGGGTCGATGGTGCCATCGGCCTCCGGCGTGATGCGCCCGCTATCGATCGCCTTCTTGACCGCCACGTGAGAGACGCCGCGATGCCGGGCGTAAGCGCGTATCGACAGACCCATTGATCACCATCAAGCCCATCGCAGATGTTCCCGAATGTCGCGATTCAGAGCTTGGCTTTCCTCCACAGAAGCGCGTTCATGTCCTCACCATCAACCACATTGCAGGAGACGAACATGACCGCCGACAAACTGGACACCCTTGGCAAGAAACTGGCCGATACCGCTCTGACCCTGCTGGTGCGCCTTTATCCGGAAGTGCGCCAGGCTTCCACCGCGGAACTCGATGCCGCCTGCGCGGCGATGCGCGAAAGATCGAGGTCGGTGATCGACGAGTTGATCGATGACGCAAAGAATGCGCCCGGGGTGGCGCACATCGCGTTTCAGACCGCAGCCCTAGCGCTCGCCCACGAGGGCATCCAGACACTCAAGGCAGGACGCAAATGAATCTGCGAAGCCAGGCAGAAAGAGCTTGGCTTTACTCGCAAACAGCGCGTGAATGCGATCACCATCAACACCAAGCCAAGGAGACGACCATGATCAAGCAAGCCGCCCAAACCCTCGACCAGCAACTGCAGCAAATCGCGCTCGACCACCTGTTCATCGAAACCCTGGAAACCCGCCACAGCGACCGGCTGGACTTCCACGAGGTCAGCGTCTGGGCTGTCAAGAGCGCCCTGATGGCGGCCTACGAGGCAGGCCGGCAGGCTGCGAAGCAGGACTGAAAGCGAAGCAGAAAGCGCTTGGCTTCACTCGGAAACAGCGCGTTCATGGCCACACCATCAACCACCACGAAGGAGCATCAAATGACCACCATCCAACTGACCCCGGCCCAGCACGCCATCCTCGCCTACGCCATCGAACACACCGGCGGCAAGATCGAATGGTTCCCCGACAACATCAAGGGCGGTGCCCGTACCAAGGTGCTGGAGGGCCTGTTCAACAAGGCCCTGATTACCCGCGACGGCCAGGACAACTACTTCGTTGCCGCCGAGGGTTACGACGCCCTTGGGCGCGCCCGGCCAGCGCCTACGCCCATTCATCCCGACCCCGAGGTCGAGGCCGCCGTGTCGGCGGCTGAAGCCAACTGGGCGCAAGAAAGACAGGACGCGGCCAAGCGGCTGCTCAAGGTCGGCGTCGAGGGCATGCCCCGTACCCGGCAAAACAGCAAGCAGGCCGCCGTGATCCAGATGCTCCAGCGCCCGGAGGGAGCCACCATCAACCAGATCTGTGCGGCAACCGGGTGGCAGGCCCATACGGTGCGCGGCACCTTTGCCGGGGCGTTCAAGAAGAAGCTCGGGCTCACCATCACCTCGGAAAAACCCGAGGGTGGCGAGCGTATCTACCGGCTGCTCGGAGAGTGATGGCCATGAACAAGACCTTTCCCCTCATGAACGGCAGCGAGCCCGCCATCGTTCAACCCTGCGTGAATGGCTGGCCTATGTCCTGGAATCCGGACGATAGACGCTGGTATGTCGAGCTGCCCGGCAACCCTGGGGTTGCCGTGGCAACGTTCAAGGAACGTCGGAACGCGATGCAATACGCAAGAAGTCACGAGCCACCGCCAGCAGCATGATGCAAAAAAACGCTTGGCTTCTCAATCGAACAGCGCGTTACTACAGGCGTCGCAACGATCAACCCCAAGGAGCCCGAGATGAACACCAACCAGCAAATGCCCGCCACCCAGAACGATGCCTGGGGCTTTTGGGGCACGATGAATGACGCCGCCGCAGCCGCCTGGCCGATCGCGATGACCGCAATCGCGGACGCCACCTACCAGCCCTTCGAATCGGTGAGGTTGTTCCTCGACAGCCGCTTTGGCCGCCACTTTGCGGATGACGTCCTCAACGAGATGCTGCGGGGCCAGGCGATCCAGCAGGCCATCGACGCCGCCGTGATGCGGTGGATGGACTGGACGATTGACCGCCAGACCAGCAAGCAGTACGGCATCCCCAAGGGACTGCCTTACCTCACCGGCTTCGTGATCCACTGCGAAGTGACCGACGAATCCTTCGAAGCCGAAGCAGCGTAAGAGGATCGCCATTGCCGCCGTCGTCACCACCCCGCAACTCGAAGCCAACTACGACAAATTCATCGCCGAACTGACCAAGCTCAGCCGCAAGTACGGTGTGGCGATCCAGTCAGTCGGCGGCGTGATTCTTGCCGATGCACCCGGCGAGTTCCGTGACGTCACCTACCGCGCCGACATCAGCAGCGGTGATCTTTACCCCGTGTGGATTCCATGCCATACCTTTCCACGCCAGAACTCGCCACGTCGGAGCTTGGCATGCGGTACCAGACCTCACCAATCCTCGCCTTGATACGTCCATCAGTCGATTTCTTGTAACTCGGCTTGATACACGGGCACCAGTTCATCGAACTGCACGCCATCCCCATCGCGGTGCGCCTTCCGCCCCGTCCAGTCCTGCCAGCGCCGGACGATGACGTCGCAATACCTCAGGTCGAGCTCCATCATCCGGCAATCGCGACCCGTCTTCTCGCAGGCAATCAGAGTGCTACCCGATCCGCCGAAGCAGTCCAGGACGATATCGCCAGGACGGCTGGAGTTGCGGATGGCGCGCTCGGGTACCTCGAGCGGCTTCTGGGTCGGGTGCAGATCGTTCTTCGTCGGTTTCTTGATCTCCCAGACATCCCCTTGGTCACGGTCGCCGCACCAGTAGCGTTTGGCGCCCTCGCGCCAGCCGTAGAGGATGGGCTCGTACTGCCGTTGGTAGTCGGAGCGCCCCAGCGTGAAGGTATTCTTGGCCCAGATGATGAAGGTTGACCACTTGCCGCCGGCGGCCCGAAAGGCCGATTGCAGGGTATCCAATTCCGACGAGGACATGGCGATGTAGATTGCGCCGTCGCATCGAGCGAGTGCCGGCTTGAGTGCGGCCAGCAGGAAGTCATGGAAGCCATCGCCCAGGTTGTCGTTCAAGATTGGGCGGTGGGTACCGCGCAGTTTGTCCTTGAGGCTGTTGGCATAGTCCACGTTGTACGGCGGATCTTGGAAGATCATCGCCACGCGCTCGTTGCCAAGCAACGTGTCATAGCTCGCGGCATCGGTCGCATCGCTACACAGCAGCCGGTGCTTACCCATAACCCAGACATCGCCCGGTCGTGACACCGGCGTCTCGGGCACCTCGGGGGCAGCATCCTCGTCGGTCTGCCCCTCGGTGGTCGTTTCCTCGCCAGCCAGCAGGTCGGCCAAGGCATCGGCGTCGAAGCCGGTCAGGGTCAGATCGAAATCGTCATCCCGCAGCGCGGCCAACTCCACCTGCAGCATGGCCTCGTCCCAGCCGGCGTTCTCGGCGATGCGGTTGTCCGCGATCACCAGCGCCCGGCGCTGGATTGGCGTCAGGTGGTCGAGCACCACCACCGGCACCATTTCCAGCCCAAGTTTCTGGGCGGCGGCCAGTCGTCCATGCCCGGCGACAATCACGCCGTCGCTGCCAGCGAGGATCGGATTGGTAAAACCGAACTCGGCGATGGAGGCTGCGATCTGCGCCACTTGCTCGGGTGAGTGCGTGCGGGCATTTCTCGCATACGGCACCAGCCTTGCCGTCGGCCATTGCTCGATCTTGTCGGCCAGCCAGGAGATGCTCATGCCACACCTCCCAGACGCTCACGAGCCACGGCGTCAAAGGTCTGTCCCGTCGATGCCAGCATCACCGGCGCCTCGGGGTAGTTCTGCCGGAAGCGCTTCACCGCGACATCCACATACTCCGGCGCGATCTCGATGGCGCGAGCCTTTCTGCCGGTGCGCTCGGCGGCCAAGAGCGTCGTGCCCGAACCGCAGAAGGGTTCGAAAACGATGTCGCCGGCGTCGGTGTAGGACTCCAGCACGAACTGGGGTAGTGCCACCGGAAACACGGCCGGGTGGTCGATGTCCTGACCGATCTTGCCCTTGTGTCGCATGATGCGAATCACGGAATCCGGAATCTTGGTCTCCTGCGTGACCTGGCCGACATGGTTCCAGGCGGTCTTGCTGCCATCCTTGTTGCGCATGCCGCCGGCACTGGTGCCGTCTCCACGCAGATGGGTGTCGCGCCCGGCGTAGATGCAAGGCACGATCTTGTTGGGGCGGCGCGCCTCCGAGTCCTTCCGGTTGAAGTGAAAGACGAACTCGAAGGACGGGGCCAGCCGGCCATTCCAGTCGCCGGGCAATCCCGGTCCCTGGTCCCAGACATACCAGGCGAAACGCCGCCAACCCTGGGTACGCATCCAGTCGAGCCAGCCGTCCCAGTAGGGAATGACTTCCTGCTCGCGGTGGATGAGGCCGAGATTGACCAGCACCTGACCATTCGCGGCCATCGGCAGGTTGGCGAAGACGCCCCGCATCAGCGCATCCCAATCAATGATGGTGTTCGTGTAGTCCCGCTGGTTGCCGTAGGGCGGCGAGGTGAAGCACAGGGCGGCCTGCTCGCCCGACATCAGCGTTCTGACGACCGATGGATCGGTGGCGTCGCCACAGATCAGCCGGTGCGCGCCGATCTGCCAGACATCCCCTGGGCGCGAGACCGGATTCGATGGCGCCTCCGGCACATCGTCGGCGGTATCCTCTTCGGTGTCGGCCGAGGACTCGCCCTGCAATGCCCGCTCGGCACCGACCAGCAGTTCCTCGATCTCATCAACGGTGAAGCCGGTCATGGTCAGGTCGTAACCCGACTCGGACAACTCAGCCAGTTCCAACGAGAGCAGTTCCTCGTCCCACCCGGCGTCCAGTGCCAGACGGTTGTCGGCGATCACATAGGCCCGCTTCTGCGCAGGGCTGAGGTGGCCGAGCTCAATCACTGGCACTGTCTGCAGATCCAGCTTGCGCGCAGCCGCCAGGCGGCCGTGGCCGGCAATGATGCCGTTCGCGCCATCGACGAGGATGGGCTGGGTCCAGCCGAACTCGACGATGCTGGCGGCCAGCTTGGCAATCTGCGCCTCGGAATGCGTGCGCGGATTGCGGGCGAAAGGGATCAGCGTCTCGATCTTGCGATACTCGACGCGCAGTTGTTCGGTCATTGAAATGCAAAAACCCGCCACGAGGGGCGGGTTATCAAAGGGTGGTAACTCGGTTCAGGCGGTAACCGGGGTGGTAACTGGTAACCCCGGTAACCTCGTTTCGTGGTCTGTCGCTAGCGAAATGCCGCGCTCGCGCCCCCCGCATGGGATTATTGACAGGAAGGACCCGTCGAATTTTCTGACTGAGAACGATGTGGATTCACACCCACACCGCTCGCCAGATCATAGCTGTCATCCTATCAAAATCCGGCCTTTGTGTTGCATGCCGAATTTATCGCAAAACGCCCAGGAGCCAGAATCCACGGACATTCACGGCATGCATTGCTCTACTTGACCCTCCAGTTTGGAAGGATGGTCGGCGACTCCGTTTCGCCGATCATTCAGATGATCGACCACGATCTGTAGCGCCCTCTGCCACCGCCGCCAGGCAGTCGTGCGGTCGCGCCCGAGGCGGCGGCAGATGAACTTCCACTCGTAGTGCTTGGCGCGCATCCAGACCAGATGCCGTTGTTCAACCTCGAGCCACTGCATCCAGCGCATCGACTCCAGCATCCGTTCGATCGCCTCGGGGGTTGGGGGAAACGGTCGGTATTCGTAGTCCTTGTCGTCGAAGCCCTCCCAACCATCGCGCACGAAGGCTGGCCATACGTTGAAGTAGCCCTGCACCCTGACCCGGGGCAGGCGCCGTCCCGTCTCGGCCGCCTCGGAAAACCGTGCCGCCACGTCATCCATCGTCCATTCAGTCATCGCGTTCTCCCCCGTACAGGCGTTCTCCAAGTCGTCGCACGAACTCGCGCTCGACGAAATCCAACCGCTTGTCCTCTTCGGACACCACGAGGATGTGCTGGTCGCGCCAACCCTGGCGTTTGATGCTCTCCGGATCCTCTCGGGAAGAGCTGCGATCGAGAGGGCAGCGGTAGTGCTGTGCCGGAATCTTCATCTCACACCTCCTGTGTCTCGATGGCCCAGTGCAGCAGCGCCAGGGCATCGGCTTCGTTGTCATCGGCAGGCTGGTGGCCACGAGACCGGATGGATGCCACCATCTCGTCCTTGCTCGCGTTGCCCTTGCCGGTCGCGTGTCTCTTGATCGTGCCGACTGGCACACCCTGGTACGGGATCAGGTGGTGCTCGCACCACGCCGTGAGCGTGGCCAGGAACCCGCCGTAGGCGTGGGCCGCATCGGTGGAGACGTGGCGTCGCACTTCCTCGAAATGCAGGCAGTCGATGCCGTCGCAGGATTGCTTGATCTCCGTGAGCCAGCGCTTGAAGCGCAGGAAGCGCATGCCGCCCCCTTCAAAGCGTTGTGGGCGGAAGCTCTCGGAGCCGCTCGTGATATGGCCGTCGTTGCCGCGCAGCGCCCAGCCGGTAGTGGTGCCCAGATCGAGGGCGAGGATGGTCGTGGTCATGGTGTCAGTCCTTGTTCGTTGTTGGTCTGACGGATCGGACAGGTCATATCGAAACTCTCTGTGAGGCGCACGCGCACGCGCGTATACGGAGTTACGACGTAGTCCGTCCGATCCGTCAGAAGTGGTTCGATTAGCCATCGGCGTAAGGGGTGTAAACGGGTGGCGGCGGATTTTTCAGATCGACGCCTTGGAAGCCCCGTAGCCCCGCGCCGTTACGCCACTTCTCCATCCCGCGGGTTAGCAACAGGTCTGCAAAACGCTTCTGCGAACCAACAAACTCTCCAGCCGATTCCGCCCACTGTTTCCAGTCATTGAATAGTTCGGCGGTCAGCGACTTGGCGTTGGCTTCGCGCACGCAGCGCTCGTCGAGCCAGAGA